ATGGGCCTCCTCTGCTATCCTGAAAGCCTTGCCCTGCACGGATTGCCGTCGCCCTGCGAGTATGATGGCGTCGGAGATGATGCCCCTTCTGTGGGCAGTATGCGGATGCGGAATCGGGGCTGTACTACAATCGGCACCGCTATTACTCGCCGGAGACCGCGCAGTATCTCTCGCCCGATCCCATTGGCTTATTGGGCGGTGTGAATCCGTATGGGTATGTGCATAATCCGTCGAAGTGGGTTGATCCATTTGGACTAAGTGGAACTTCAAAAGTTATTTCAGATGCAAACTCATGGAATAGATTTCAAGCACGCTCAGCAGGAGGAATGTTTAAAAGCAGAACTGAAGCTGCCAAAGCTTATCATTTGTGGAAAAAACAAGACTGGGCAGCATTAGAAAAAATGATGCCACCGGGATCATGGCCTCCTAATAATGGTTTTGTTACTGTAGAACATGTTGTTTTGCAACCAGGCACTAAGATTGATAGATATGGTGGTTGGCTCGACAAAAATGGAAAATTTAATGATACAGGATCATTTGTGGCACCTGCGGGCGCTTCGTTTGAAAGTAGAGCACTCCAGCAAAGCGCATTAGAAAAGCCATATACTGTCTATGAAGTTATAAAACCTATTTCTGCTGAAGGGGGGTCTGCTATTCCGTGGTTTGGTCAGCCAGGTATGGGAATGCAGTACGACTTCCAAAAATATGGTCACAATATACAAACCTTAATTGATGGCAAGTTTATTAAGAAAATTCCATGAGGGGAAAATACAGGTGATTAATCTCCATAAAAAACATTCAGTAATACATGATGGGTTAGAGTATGACTTTGTTCATAAAGAGAATTATGTCAGTTGCCCTATTTGTAAAGGAAATATCATGTTTAGTGTATTTAATTCCGATGATTTCAATAAACTTAACAATATATCTCAAGATAATATAGCCAGAGGCATAAAACGCTTGATGAAAAATGAGAATGAATACGGACTTAGGTACACATATGAAAGGTTGCCGTTACGTGTAGACTATACTAAATGTGACCTTAAAGGCCATGATTTCGCAGTAGTATTCACTTTTGGTGAAATACAAAATACCCGGTATAAATCTCACTTGTTAGGCCTTTTTCAAGTAACAAAGGAACAACTAGAACAAAATAATTAATTATTTTTTTGCAAAAAAGCCGAAAAGATCCCCGTGATCTTCCGGCTTATTGTTATGCACCGGGAACAGCGTTTAATGTTATAACCATAAAGGAAACATACTCACTTCGACAATCAAAAAAGGAATAGCATGATAACGGTATATCAATATATTTATGACAAGATGATAAAAAAAGAGAAGAGATGCGCAGCTATTTACTGGGTCCGTTGAGTGATGATTTCCCCGAAGAATATAAACCGATACGTGAACTTTATTATACAGGGTCAGCCAAAGGAAAATCCTGCGTGGAAAAGATGATCATCAAAACAGCCGATGATCTTCTTCTTTTTCAACTTGAAAAGATGGATAAACTACGATTATTGGAAAACAGTCAGGACATGTTTTCAATGGAGTTAAAACCAAAGGAATACAATAGCATTGTCTATGTTCCCGAAAACCTCAGTTTCTGCTCAATTATGAAAGAGTTGATGGCGGAGGAAAACAACAACCATGCTTCACGATTTGTTTATTGAATGACCTTGTTAAAAGAAAGATAAATTACATCTTCATGATGTAATTTATCAATAGCGAACTGATTTATGTTGAGAAACGAATTTAAGATCCCGTAAAATGCAATTTCAAACCCAGTGCTTTTGATATCTTATATACCGTATTAAACGATGGATTGCCTTCACCGGATAATGCCTTATATATCCCTTCCCGGCTTATTCCTGATTCCTTAGATAGCTGACTGATATTTTTTCTTCTGGCGATATTACCTAACGCTTTAAATAAATATTTTGTATCGTTCTCTTCGATAGCGGCATTTAAATATGCCTGAATATCTTCTTCTGTTTCTAAAAACTCTACGACATCAAATTTTTTCGGTGCTGATTTCATTTTAAAATCCCCATTCTTTCGCGAGTTGTTTTGCTTTCTTTATATCTGCCTGCTGGCTGCTTTTATCCCCGCCACAGAGTAATAATATGATTTCGTTATTTTTGTTAGCAAAGTAGACACGATAGCCTTGCCCGTAATGTATTCTGAGTTCCGAAACCCCGCCTCCCACAGGTTCAACATCGCCAAAATTCCCTTCTTCCATTCTTTCAACTCGGATTAGGATCTTGGCTTTTGCTATCTTGTCTTTTAAGGATTTTAACCATTTTTCAAAATGTTGAGTCCTTTCAATGGTTATCATGCTTCCCCCTGAAACTAATTTCATTATTGTATGTAAATAACACGGTGTGTCAACTAGGGTTAACACACCAACGCAATCAGTAATAAAAAAGTATTAAACGGGGATCAGGTCAGATTCTGTCATCAACATAATTTTGCCGTTGCCGCAGGCAACTTGAACGGTATTACCCAACAAACCAGTTTCCGTTAGCCAGTCACCAGCCAGATACAACTCGCCATTATCACGCACCCAATCGATGCCCTGATACTGATCATTTTCCGCCGCATGAAACTGGGTAATCGATTCAGGCTCTGCCAACGTCAATATCAACCCATTGTTATATTGCCGGATATAAAACAAAGTATTCGGCGTAAATCCCATTTGTTGTATATCTTCACCGCTTAATACACATTCAGGCAGTGCGGCGTTATCAGTAGAAAAATGAAGTTTCATCGGTACCTTCTTTGTTTAATTAATAAAATGAGAGTTGCTTCGCAAAAGAAAAATTTTGCCATTTAAGCGCAAAGCGCAGCCCACTCAGATGTGTTCAATATTATTTTTTATTTTAAAAACATGGCACTATGAGTTTATCTCGGCAGGTTTTTAGTTAATTTTCCGGGAAATTGCCGCAACCAGTGTGCCACGGCGATATCATCCCATTCGCCTTCACTCAGGCTTTTTAAGCAGTGCCACAGTTCATGAAAATTTTGGCTGGTGATGATCAGGCAACCCGGCATCACTCTGATTTTTAATGGATCATTAATGGAAAAACCCGCTTCCAGCAGCCATTTTCCACTTAAGTTGATGGCAGGGATAGTGCGATTCGCCCCCTTGGGACGGTAAACCACTTTCTGATAACGTTCTGGTTGGGAAATTTTGTAAATGCAGATGCCTGCAGTAGAATGCGCGTCAGCCATAATAACTATCCTTTCTAGTTGTTGTGGTTAGCGGTTTTACCGTGCGACCAACACGATAAAACCGCGTCGAATTTTCACCGCCCACTCTATTCCCCGTCCAAATAACATACCACTGACAAAAATTGCCTTTGCAAAGCGGCTCGCAAAATAGCGACAAGAATAGAATAGCGAATAAAATTTGCGCACAATTCCTGCTGTAGTAATGTTCCTATATAACGAATTCAAATAGGAGGTACAAACATGTCCATCACAACCCTATCCAGCCAAGAGCTGAATCAAAATGTTACTCGCGCAAAGGAAGCAGCCAAAAACGGCCCTGTATTCATCACCGTTCGCGGCAAGCATGCCCATGTGCTGTTGAGCATTGAAGAATACCGGCTACTGACAAAACAACATCGCAACATTGCCGATTCGCTAGCTATGCCCGGTGTTGCGGACATTGAGTTTAAACCGCAGCGAGTGACTATCAAAACCCGCCCGGCTAATTTTTCATGATGTACGTACTCGATACCAATGTGGTGTCCGAGCTACGAAAAATTCGGGCTGGAAAGGCCGAGTCGAATCCATAATAATGGTCGGAACACTGTGATTAATCTGTCTTAATTGCGACTTAACCTGACGGTATCCTGTGGTAAGGCACAAATAAATCTGACAGTCGGTTAAGAGTTGTGAGTTCAACTGGTCGATACAACGCTATCCTTAAACAAGGGGGGCGTTACTATGAAAAAAGTGAGTATCCGAATGGTAGTTCATTAGCTACAGGAAACTGGCATAGAGTGCGTAATTGGTCGATTTCGTACACTAAGGGCACTTATCTGTCCTTTCCATCCTCTTTAGGGCAAGCAGTCGCTGTTTGAGTTTTTCCGCTTTACCGGGATGAAACCTGGCCAGCAAATGAACTTGGCCCAGCGTCTGTGCATAAGGGCCGCTGTCGAACACGGTAATCTCTCCCCGCAGGAAGGCCTGTTCTAAGTGATTAACAGCCGAGCGTATCTGGCTTTGCCGGGAAACAGAAAGGCCAGGCTTAGAATTCACCGAAAGCTTGGTAACATCCATCCGCTCACCGGACGTCCTGATCTCATGCTTGGTGCGTTTGGGTCGATAGCCGTGCCTGAAAAGCATGCCGTAAACGCTGGCAATTACTTCCGTTTTAGCCGAATTATCAAGAAATGTTTCTGACGAGACGGCAATATCATCGACGTAGCGGGAGTAAACTAACCCGCGGGCCTGAAGGCTGGCCTGCAACGCCGGCTCAGCGTTCCAGAATGCCAGGTTGGCCAGAAATGAACTGGTTATTGCCCCCTGAGGCAACTCCCCCTGACGAGTCGTCAGGCGGGTCAGGCAGTCGGCAACGTCCTGCCCGAAGCAAAAAAAATTCCGCCATATGCCGTAAACCACTGCGGCCGACGTTGCCGGAAAGAAGCCCATGATATCTTCGTTTATAACGATGGTCGCGCCGGCGTGCAGGGATGCATTGACCTTGTAGTCACATCCTTTCAGGCTGCCGGTTAGGTAAGACGGATAAGTAACGTAGTCCAGTATGTTGCGTCTGATGCTGCGGTGAATTTTTTTAAGCGGTTCGTAGGCATCCCACGTCTGGCGCACACTGCCGTCAGCCTTAGGAAGATTGCTGGCGAGACGGTACATCCGGTCGGAGCGACAGGCTAGGTTACTAAGCTCTCTGGCAGGGATATTCAGTGCTTTTGCCAGCGACACCAGACTGCTGATGCGTCGTCTGCGGTAGAAGGGGCCGTTAGGCGGGATGTGGTTCATTGAGCAGCTCCAGCGCGGTGCGCGCAAGTTCGCCCTGCAGACCTTTATCCATACCGTTGAGGTCGCCGGCTTCGGCAGCGATGAAAAAAATAATGCTGACAGGCACTTTCAACGCGGTGGCTATTTTAGTAAGCGTGGATAGAGTAGGGTCCCGCTTGTTATTTTCCAGCATGGAAAGGTATGAGACTGAGCATTCGGCCTTGTGTGCAAGATCCGTCTGCGATATTCCCCTTCTGGTCCGACACAACTTGATAGCCTGTCCGATATTCATAAGTAACCCCTGAATCAATATTGGGCCTGCTGCGTCTTGGCTTTGCTGCATTACTTCATCCAGTCAGTAATATTTGTGACGAGACGTAATACAATGTCGATAATGCGCAGAGCCCGGAAGACAATATCGTCAGACCGGTTCCCGCTTTTTACCGGGCTGTCCTGATGGCTGCGTAGCTGTTGCAGCACATCGTCCAGCTCAGCCAGAGCGCCAGCATCGAGTTGGCTGCAGTGTGCATCGCGCAGCTTTTCTAGCGTTGCGATGGTGTTCTTTAAAGTGTCATGTTTCATTCTGTTCTCCTTTGAATCGGCAAAACCGCCGAAGCCCCGTAACAAGGCGATGGCCGAAAGGAGCCAACCCGATGCGCAAGCCCAACACCAGTCTTCGCGACGATGAAGCCCGTTAATCCAGATAGTACAGCTGCTCCGTAGCCGCTTATTGCGATCGGCCACATGCAGACCATCATGACGAACGTACTTCTGACTGACCTGTGACGCTGGTCTGTCTTTTTCTCCGACACCGGATGAAGGAGCGGCCTGATAAACAGGCAGTTACGCTAAGCCTTCGCTATTACGATGAGAACAAGAATTTTAAAGAACACGGCTCAGGCGGTACGCCTGACCTTCAGTAAGTAAAGCATAATCTTGGACAGTAGGCAATAAAATTTCACTGTCAGTGAAATTTTATTGCCTACCTCAGTCAGCGTTGCGCTTCTGACACAAAGCAGACTATCAGACTCAGTTTTGCTCAGATCAGCAACAGTCTCAGATCGAGTGATAGCTAATACCAATTACCGTATACACCACTGAATATCCTTCAGAATGTCATCCAGCCTCTCAATGGCCTGTGCGATTTCCGCAATAGCCTGCTTATGACGCTCATCGGATCTGGCCTGCTCATTAAGTTGTTCCTGTAAGCGCCGCCCAGTCTCTGCGTCCAGAAAATGCGCCTGACTGGCTTCCACTATCCAGCTGTTATCATTAGACGCGGTGCCGCTGACCCATGATGTCCACTCTGAGGCGTTGCCCGATTTATCCACCAGCCGTGCCCGAAAATAGAGCTTCTCCCCAGCCGCCAGCCCCTGCAAAGTGTGGGTTCGTTGCGGATAGGAAATATCGGCGAACTGCAGCGTGTCATCATCCTCTCCGTTTTTGTTGTAGCAAATTTCCGTTTTCAGCAGGACATCCGTCGGGTTGGCAAAATCCCAGTCCAGCCGGATACCAAAAAGTAGCGACGTGGTTCGGAGGGACTGCGGTGCCGACGGAACCTCTTTTCGGCTTCCTAGCAGGGTATCCTGCGTGTTCATCCAGATACTGGATATTGCCGCTGCATTCGTCGCCCTGACCCGCGCCTGATAGCGTCCGTCATCGACGTTCGGCACCTCAAGACTCCGTGCGGTAGTCTGGGGAGCCGTTATCCAGTTGCCGTTGTCTTTGCGCCATTCAACTTCATAAGCCACGGCACTGTCGGCGGCGTCCCATGTGATCCGCAATGTGGTGGAGATGATGCCCTGATTAAGCGAATAATAACTGTCGATAAGGATATTCTTCGGTGCAGGCTGAACGCTGGGCGGAATGATGGTAACAGAGCGTTCGTCAATACGGGTATCCTTGTCGATAAGAGCATACTTGTCGGGGTTGTGCTCAACCGCCGTGATGTCAAATGATACGCCGTCCTCTCCCGCTTTGATACCAATAACCCGAAAGGGTTTCTCCGCTATATAGCTGGATTCGATTGCCCAGACTGAGCCCACTTCAGGTTCATCTGAATAGGCATAACCACGATCCCACACGGAAACCTCCTGTCCGTTGATCGCTGAAATGAGATCCCTTTCTGCCTTACCTGACGGCAGGTTGATGACAAGCCAATCCCCCACCTTTGCCGACGGCACCCGATCCAAGGTAATAATGTATCGTCTCGGCATAGCCTGGATACGCCCACTCCTTCCTGACCCTGACAACAGGTTATCCGATACACCGATAAGGTAACCCGGCAGGGGAATGTGTCCCTCCAGTCCGACGATGAAAGTGACAGTCCGGTCATGTTCGTTGGTGTGTAACACCCATTTACCACGCCGGATGGCTTCACTCTGGCGGGTACAACCGATGGCAGTGATATCGGCCTGCCGGATACCATAGCGGCGTATCAGGCGAGGTTCAAACACCGGTTCGATAGCATCCTGATAACCATTCTGCGGATCGGACCAGCTTACCATGGCTGTAGAGTAATGGGTTTTCTCGCTGGCACTGGAATAGGTGAATTTACCGTCACGCACATTGGCACAGGTAAAGAGATAATCCATGTCACGGGGCATGTCCGCCAGCACGTTCATGTTGTTATTAGACCAAAAAGTCATGCCCCGGAAGATCCCCGCAATGTCACGCAACACAGCCCAGGCGTCTTCCTGTGACTGGATATAAACATTGCAGGTGAAACGCGGCTCTCCATGGCCTTCGCCATCCAACACAGTCTGATCACAATATTGAGCGATGCTATACAGATCCCATTTTGCCAAAGCCAGATTTTCCGCTTTCACCCGGGTGCCGATGCTGAACCGATCATTGATCATCAGGTCATACAGCACCCATGCCGGATTGTCGCTCCATGCCCATTTGAAGGTGCCGTCCCAGCTGCCATGATAAAAACGGCGACGGGGTTCCAGATAATAATTACTCGGCACTCGGATGATGCGCATCTTGGGTTCGCAAGTGATTTGCGGGATATTACGGAACTGTTTGGCATCAAACTGAACAAACAACAGGGCCGTTTCTGGATAGCTTAATTTGGCATCGATCACTTCGGTGATGGCCTCCACCACCATGGCATCAGCGATTCGGTTACTGTTCTGTTTTGGCGTCAACCGACGAAGGCGTACCTGCCAGCCCGAATGGGCGTTGGGTAAATCCACCCGGTGGGAACGTTCGTATTTAGTGGTGGTTTTGCCATCAACGGCAGTTTTCAGGATTTCCTTAAAAGCGCCGCCATCGGTGGCGAGGTCAATAGCATATTCAATACGATAGCCCACCGTGTCCCCGTTCTCTTTTTGTCTCTGCAACTGGGCCCACGATAACCGTAGGCGAACCGCTGACAGTTGGGTATTGGTGACCGTCGTTACCCACGAACTGACCAGTTCGGCGCTGACGATGCGGGCATTTTCGACTGCCGGCATCCCGGGGATATACGCCTGATGGGGAGTACCGGGGCGGAACTCCCATTTGACTCCTTCAAAATTGGGTCGGCCGTGGATGTCACTCAATGGCGTGTTATCCAAAAAAATACGCTGACCATCCAGCTCTCCCGCAAATTCCCCTTCACCGAGAGCAAGGATGATCTTGGTATAAGAGGTGGATTGCAGGGAGTCCGGTGCTTCCACCGGGGTGCGCGGATGCTGACGGCCGCCTTTGTTACCCTGAATTGACTGCTTTTCCATATTTCATTCTCAGAACGTTATTGTTGGTCTTCCGCGTAGATACCCGCTGAAATGATGGCGCCACCAATACGGCGTCTGCCGTAGCCGATGGGCACAGGATTACCCTGTGCCACGGTGTTCACCGGACCACCGAAAGCGTAGGACGGTTTGTTGTCGGGATCTTCGCGTCGTGCCAGTCCGCCCGGCATCGGAGAGAGCATCTGCACCACGCCGCCCAGCATCATGCCAACCCCGGACATGACCATAGGCGCGCCAAACGGAGTTGCCCATAAAAACGCACCGGCAACTACCATTACCGCTCCCAGAATGGTCTGAAAAATACCGGCGTTTTTGCTGCCGATAATCATCGGGGCAATGCGGATATTGTCTTCGACGGGAAAAGTCAGTTCGTCACGCTGGAGATTACGCTTACCATTGAACACAGCAAAGGTGAGTCCGCGCTCTTTTGCCGTCAACAGAAAGCGTTCAAAGCCGTCAATCAGGACAGACAGCGCCCGGATCGCTTCCTGCGGGGTAGAGACAGCCAGTTTATGTACCCGCCCGAAGCGGGCGCCGAGTACGCCGTATAACCGGATGGTTCTGAGTGTATTCATGAGGTTACTCCGATAAAAAAACCGCTGATACGGGAATGTGGTGATGGCGCAAAGTGATAATGGTGCGTTCCTGCCAATAGCCATGATAGGGTTCTCGCTTGCTGAGCTGCCCGTACAGATGGTGCAACATCAGACCGTCACCCAGATAAACACTGGCATGATTGGGTTCATTAGCCTGTACCTGCATAATGATCACATCCCCTGCCTGTAATTCACCGCGACACGCGACAAATCCGGCAGCGGCATAGTGTTCCATATACAGATTTTCTCCCCGATCCCACCAGCTATCGGTGCGTTCAAAATCAGGGAGTTCAATAGTCCATTCCAGCCTGTACCAATCACGCACGATGGCATAACAATCCCAAATACCGTGCACAAACGGGCGGCCAATTAATGGCTTAATACCTTCCATTGGCATCAGGGTACGGATATCCCCTTCCGGCCACGAAACAATCACCCATGGCGTTTGTGACCAGTCACACTGTGCGATATCCAACTGGCTCGGTTGCGTTGTCGCGTCGGGATGGCTGTGGACAATGGCAACAATTGAACCTTTGTCTTCGGCAGCAGAATAATCCTCTGGGTGAATACGGAACTGTTCAGTGGGTGACGGTGCGGTGTTGCGACAAGGAAGATAGCGCTGTCGGCGGTGTTGTTGAATAATCAGCCCGCAACATTCATTCGGGTAAGTGGCTTGAGCATGGGCCATGATGGCGCGGGCTGTGTATTTTCTCAGTATCGTCATGGTTACCGCCTCAGCAGTGCCGAGCCAGGAAAACCACCAAAGGGTAATTGTTTCATGTCACCAAAGCGTTTTTTACAATCGCTCATGAGTCCCCCGCAGGCATCAGCCGCCGGATCATCAGTCGGCTTACCTCTTTCAGTAAAATATCGGGTGCCGGTATAGCCACACGGTGATTGGCGGTACTGTCCGCGAATGCACCATGTACACAGGCTGTGAATTTGCCGGGTCGGGATTTTAATCCCCTGTAAATCGGCTGGGGAAGAGAGGGAAAACTGGACGCTTTCATTATCCTCCTGAGTTTTGCTGTCGATGTAGAAAACATCGATTTTTTCCTGTGTCGGATCGGCTTGCGGGTTTCCGTCGGGGAAATTGCGGGCATCCAGATAATGCGCAAAGGTCATGCGGATCGTGACACGCGCTTGCACCATGTTCTGATAAGCCAGACATAATGCACTGAGCGTGCCGTCCAGATTAGCCACATTGAGGGTAGGTGTTACCGCCCGCCCATCGCTGGTGACTTCCAGCCCTTCGATGCTGACGGGCCACGGTTTGTATTCGACACCTTGCCACCAGAGGGATTTCACCGGTAAATTCCCGGTACTTTCCAGCTCTGCGGCAGTATAGGGGATCGGGTGGTTGTGAAAATACAATACCGGCCCATCAAATGCTGAGCCATCGACCGCAAATAATAAGATCTTACTCCCCGGCTCAAGCCGCTGAAGTGTCGTATTGATGGTCATCATGAAATCTCTTACGGGTGGTAGATACGGGTGAAGGTCACGGAGAGCGTGAAATAAGCGCCATTGGCTTGAATAGTGAATTTTCCTGCCTGATACAATCCCAGCTCAGATAACGGATTACGCCATTTGAATGAGCGCCAGCCCTGATGCTCACGCAGAAAAACCATAATAGGCTGTATGTCAGACAGTGCTCCGACAAAAGACAACGGCCAGCTTTCGCGCTGCGCGTTGATCCCATCGCCTGACGTTTGTTTATAACCATCGCCAAACTGGACAGAACGTACAATCGGTTCAAACTCCCCGGCAGCCCCCACCCTTGCAGGGAAATCAAAAGTTTTTATCATCATCGGCCTCCTTTAATCGCAACACTGAGTTCACCCCCTTGATTTAAACTTTTATGTAGCAAAAATTTGAATCGCTGATCGACGAATTTCGCAATATCCTGCCCCGCTGACTCGGCTCCACGGGATGTTTTTGTGTCGTGAGTACCATCGGAATGGACCACAATATGGACGGTGTTATGAACCGTATTGAAGGTCTGGTTGCCCGTACTGCCAGTAGTCTGCACACCCAGCTTACCGTCAGTACCGCGTTTAAGTGGCAATATAGCTTCTGGTCCAGCTTCTCCCATCACCCCGCCCCCTTTGGCAAACTTAAACAAGGTTGGGCTGCTGACAACCTGCCCGCTGTACTGACTTAAATCCGCAGATTGATAAACACCGCCTTTCGCATTCATGATGGGACTCTTCCAGACATCCGGACCTATCGTTGTGCCAGAACCTACCGAAGACAGACCACCTCCCGCTGAGGACAATGCACTGGCTCCCATACTTCCCATCGCACCACCAAAGAAACCGGAGATTGCTTTGGTTATCAGTGCCTGCATTGCTATACGTACCAAGTCCTGAATGATGGATTGCGCCAGTGAGGCCGAGAGTTCCCGCATGGATTCTGAAAATGATTTTGTGCCCGTCAACATGCCTGTTAAGGCGTTACCCGTGCGTTGTTCGACCACATCCAACAGCTCCATCTGTATTTTCTGGAAATCCCCCTGTGATACGTATAAATCCTTTGCAGCAGCAAATTGTGCCTCTTTGGAGCGATTAGCAGCCGCTGTCATTAACTGCTCATAACGTTCTTTGTTGAGAAGTCCGTTCCGGTAGTAGGTGTCATAAAGTGCTGTTTGTTCTGTAAGCTGATTTTGCAGTTGCACAACGGGATCGACCTCGCCCATCATATCCAGACGCGGGGCGGAAATTTGCTTCGCCTGTTCAGCTAATTTATCCTTTACCGAGGTTTGATATAACGTTCTGCTGGCAGATAAATATTCCTGCTCACTGAGCAACCGTTCGATGTACAGGGCTTTCAGCTCTTCACTGGCTTCTTTTTCCTGTCGAATCAGCGCCTTCGCCGGCGCATATTTTTCTGCCAGTGCCAGCCGCTGTTTCTGGTGATTTTCGGCATTAAAGGCTGTTAAACGTTGAATTTCCTGTTGAGAAACTAAACCGGATTGACCCACTTCATCCAGCTTTCGCTGGACTTCCTGTTCACTCAGGATGATGCGCCCCAAACTTGTCGTGTGCACCGTTTCAAGATCAAGACGCAACTGACGATACTGGTTCAAAATTTGAGTGATTTTTCCTTTCTTATCATCACCGTTCCCTGTCCACGGATTACCCGTACTGCCGCCACCTTGATTATTAGATAGGGGTTTGGGTTTTTCACCGGCTTCTAGCGCTTTCAATGCAGCCTGAGATTCTTCAAGCTGCTTCTTATGAAATTCCATTTTTTTGAGCGCTTTTTCGTATTCCGCCTCTGCGTGTATCACTTCTTCTTGCGCTTTCTTTTTGTTTGCCCACAGACCGCCAAATCCAACACCGGAAACAATATTTTTCTTACCCTGCAAATCAAGCCATATTTTGGCGGTTTCCTTTTTTTGCACATTCAGTGCATCTCGGTATTTCAGAATCCTAGAGGACAGTTCAATCTTTGAAAGCTGCATCAACGCATTTTTTGTCTCGAGCACAGCATCCTTTAAATTAGTTGCACTTGCGCGAGCTTCTTGTGCCCGTTGATGGAAATAATAGAGAGCAGAACCTGCCAACATCGCGGCACCAAATGGCCCGCCAATCATGGCAAGTGCGCCACGGGCAAATCCCCCAGCGGCAGATAATGCCCGATAGGAATAAGAAAACCGACGATTTGCCGCTTCAAGTTGACTGGTTGCCTGTGTTTGCAATTTGAGGGCTTCGGTTTCTTGCCTGATCAGGGTTCTTTTTTCTTTCGAGTAATTGACGAAAAGACCGTGCAAACGATTTGTTCTTTCCAGATATTGAATATGCCTGCCCTGTGCTTCCGTTGATCGCAGCGTGGCATTGGCCTGTTCAATCGTTCGTTTTGCCGTTTCTGCCTGCTGTCTGGCAACATTACGAGCCGCTTTTTCGGTGGCTTTCCATGCCGTCATATTTTCACGCAAGCCCGCTGTCAGCTTCGTTGCCATTACAGGAATTAACGTATGCAATGCAATACTGGCAACCAGACTAAAATTTTCGGACAACGCATTAATCGCACTGGTGGCATTTTGCACCCCAGTACGCAATGGGCCGTCGGCGCTCTGTCCAATTTTAACCGCCATACCTTCAAACGCACGGGTCAGCACATCCAGATCAGCCCCGAGGTTATTGGCACGCGCACTGGCCTGTTCATAAGCGACCTGCGTTCCGGTCAGGGCTTGAGTCAACTGCTCCAGTTTTTCCCGCCCGGTGACTAAGTTAGACGCCGCGCTGACATTCGCCCGCCCGAATAATTTCACCGCCTGTGCGGTTGAAAGTTTTTTGCCCGTCAGGGTTTCCAGTGCCGACGATAGCCCTACGACCGAGGGTTTCAGATTCTTGTCTGCCGAACGCTCCAGCGCCAGTATCACGTTACGCATGGCAGTGCCTGCCTCGCCGCCTTTAATGCCGCGTTCCGCCAGTATCTGGATAGCTGCGCCTAACTCTTCAAAGCTGACCCCTGCCAGTGCCGCTGCGGTACCGCCATTTTTAATGGCCTGCGCCGTTTCGTTAATTTCGGACGCACCGTATTTCGCCCCCGCCGCCAGTACGTTAATAAAGCGGTCAGCCTGTTCTGCACTGGCACCGAACTGATTAAGCGATAACGCCAAGGCACGGGTCGCATCTGGTAAATCAATACCGGACGCCTGCGCCAGTATTACCGCTTTTTCGGTTGCCAGCGTCAGTGCCTCGGTACTTTTCAGCAGTTCTGGCTTTGCTGAGGCTATCAATTTAAATGCCTCGGCAATGCGGGTTACGCCGAATTCCGTGGTACGACCAATCCGTTGGGCATTTTCATCCAGTTTCTTTAACTGCTCGCCCGTTGCACCAGTAATGGCGGATAAGTCGGACAACGCCTGTCCGTATTGGCGGGTATGGGAAATAATGGTGCTCAGTGAAAAGCCCGTACCTGCCAGCATCATTAACTGACCGGAGACGGATTTGATTTGCGAGGCCAGCGAGCTGTAGCTCTTTTTCACCTTGTTGGCATCTGCCACCGATTTATCGCTAAAGCGTTGTGATCCCTGCCCGGCATAACGATAAGCATCCATGATCTGGGATTTAAACGAAGTGGCATTAACCAGCAAGCCGACCGTCAATGTCGATAAATTAGCCATAACTTAACCTAATAATTTCATGATAGCATCACACTGTGCCTGGACCGTATCACTGGGTGACGATACAGATACAGCAGGCGGACTGTCTGGCTGTTTGCGGTTTTTTAGTCGGTAATAGACCTGCCACTCGTTGAGCGTGGACGCAGGCAAAGACAGAATGCGATAGGGATCAATTTCGCCGAGCTGCTCAGCTAATGTGAAAGCAAAATGCAGCCACGGCGAGTGGGTTAGTTTTTTTCGGCGTCCTCCAGTGTGCCGATGGCGTGGCGCTTCACGGTCTGAATCGCTTCAATCAGGGTCGCGTTATCGTGGATGGCCATCAATTCTTCTGCGGTGGGCAGGTCATCAGTGGGAATGGATTGCCCCTTATCATCCACCAGACAATCCAACACCATCTGGATATTCAGGCGGGAGGCTTCGCGCCCGTCCCCGGCATCACTTAGCTTTTCCGCTTTTTCTTCCAGTTCCAGTAATTCCAGTGCCGTCATCCGGCGCAGGTTTATTTGCGTACCGAACAGTTCCACTGCTTTAATCTGCGGGCGCGGGGTGAGTAAGGCCGCTTTCAGCGCTTTCATTGGGTGACTCCTGTTTTCTTGTCAGTAATACCCCAGACGAGGTTATTTTGTTTGCCTTTGACCGTGATTTGGATCACTTCACTCGCCGGGGCGTTAATGTCGTTCATTTCCCAACCTGAAAGCGCCAGTACCATCATGGCGGTACGTTTATTCGGCAGGGCAATGTAAAACTGCACGGTTTCACGCTTTTCCGCCGCGTTCAGGAAGGAGACAAAATCGGGGTTCTCCGGATCATCGATAAAGCCAAGGGATTTTTCCGGACCTTCAGGCATATCGGAAATAAACTGTTTGTTGGTATCCATCAGGGTGGTGCAGTCGACAAAACTGCCGGTCAGCCCCGTGGCTCCCAATGCCTTACAGTTAATTAATGGACGCATGTCTTCTACGGTGTCGCCGGGCTTGCCAAACTTCACCACTGTACCAGCAGGCAATACGGCGTATTCTGGCGATGTTGCCATTATGTGTTCTCCTATTGACTGTACCCTGATAAGGCATCACGGATTTCCTGTGCAAGCACTTTAATCACAGCGGTTTTGTTGTAGTCCAGTGCCGGACGGATAAAGGGATTTGGCACCTGCTTAATCGTGCCCATCTCCTGCGCCAGTGCTTTCATGCGATGGGGTTTTGTCGGACCCACGGTGATCATCACCCCGCCTTTATATTTTTTCGATTTTGCCGAGTTAATGTGGATGGCATCCCGCATATGGGAACCCTCGCTTTTCCGGTTATAACCAGCATGCATTTCCATATCTTCTTTAACGATTTCCATGGCAACTTTTCCGGCTTTGCGCAGGATTTGGGTCTGGAGCTCACGGTCCAGCGCCTGCAATTTATGCCTCAACTCCACCCATCCCGTTGTTTTTGCGGTGATCATGTCAGATGCCCCGTGTAAATGATGATAAAGTCCCGTGTGATACGGTAGCGCTTGCGGTTTTCTGTCAATTCTTCTGCATTTTGGTACAGTGCACCGCGCGTCACCGCCTGTACCGGATAGTGACCGATAAAACCGTGTTGCACCGACTCCCATGTTGAGCAAATTTTACCTTCCAGCTTAAGGGCTTTTTTATAGTCATGTAGGATGAGACTGATTTGAAAGCGAGCCTCGATGAGTTGTGTGGCCGCCAGCCCAGAATTGAATTTCGCGTCACTGATACGCTGGTAGGTCACGCCCTCTAACACACTGGACGGCAGTATCAGCGGATAGACAGGCAGCCCGGTTAATCGCGTTAAATCGGCTTGAAGTTCAGGTTCTATCATGACGAATATCCGTCTCCGTGGTGATAACGGCACGGTCAGTACGATTGCGGTCGACGGCGCGAATGGTAAACAGCCGTCCCTGATGTTCAACCAACCAATCAGGTTCAATGTCTTTTCTTGGCCTGACGGTAAATTGTTGCACCTCGATCACCTGTTGCTGATCAGCCGTGCGGATTTTACGGTGGGATAGGGCTTCCGCCCGTGCCCAGGTTTCAGTGACATATGCCCACACAATGATTTCAGCACCCAGATCATCACGGTTTTTGACAGGACGGAACAGTTTAATGCGATAGCGAAGTGAGCCGGCTTTCATCGGCATTCTCCTATAGAGGAATAAAACGGTAAGGTTCCAGCAACGCTTTAAATCCGGAGGGTAAGGCCTGTGCCTCCCGGTTTTCATACCAGTAACCGACCACCAGCATAATTGCCAGTGCCACATCATCGGTCGCTAACAGGCCGTCCGGATCATCCTTTGGCACCGCGTTCTCATACAGGCGGCGGTTCAGGTAGCTTTCTGCCTGTTTGATGGCAGCACGAGAATACGTGTCTAATAAATCATCTTCGGTGTGATTATCACTGTCGATACGGCACTGCTGCCGAAGCAGATCAAGCGTGGGAAAAGACATGTCATCTCCTGCTAATACGGTGACTACGCCTTATCTTCTGCCACTTTCAGCAGTTTCACGGCGTTGCTGTCCACCAGCAGGGAGCCGACCCGTTTGGTGGTGTAGAAGTGGATAAACGGCTTGTGGGTGTACGGATCACGCAGCATACGCACCCCCAGCCTGTCCAAAATGGTGTAGCAACGTTTGAAGTTACCGAACACCACCGGCACGGCACCTGCGTCCAGATCGGCAAATTGCTCATTCTCTGCGATACCGTAGCCCAGCAAGGCGGAGGGTTGCCCCAGTTGCAAACCCGGCTGCCACAGATAGTTGCCCTGACTGTCTTTCAGAGTGCGTACCTGAAACAGCATGTTGTTGTTCATCATGAATTTCGCCCCGTTGCGGTATGGCTTGCGCAGGGTGTAAATCAGTTTCAGGATTTCGTCTGCCGTGACCTCGGTTGGCTTTTTCAGCAATAGGTGCTGCAACGTACCCCATTTACGATCCTTGTCGTCCTGTGCTTCACTGCCGTAGGCCAGTAAGCCTTTTGGCTTGTTCTTGCCGTCGCCGTGGGTAAAGGCGCTTTCTTCCTGCTCGGCAAATTCCTGTATCAGCTCAGACGAGATAAAGGCTTCCACATCGAAAAAGGCATCATCCAGCATGGTCTGAGTGGCTGCCGGATTACCGTAGATTTCACCCCAGATGGGTTCGATGGGTGCCAGCTTTGGCGTTTTAGTTTCCGGGCGTTCGTCGGTTTCACCAACCCAGCCACTGTTAGTGCCACCCTGATTGATCAGTCGCTTAAAATTAGGATTGCCAACGGACACCACATGACATTCAGTGCGCATCACCACCTCGTCTTTCAGGGCACTGATGATATTGCGATCCAGCTCTTCCGGCACGGCATAGCCCCCTTCAGGATCGGTCGTGGTCTGCATCGCTTTTTGTTCCAATTCTGCCAGTCCGTCTTCGCGGCCTTTGCGGATAAATTGAGCAAATGCGGTTTTATGCTCACTGACGTCCTTGCTATTGCTACCGCCTGCCGGACGTTTCAGCCCGGCCAGCTCTTCTTCCAGCGCTGATTTCAGGGTATCTAGCTCGCTGAGTTTGCCGTTCAAGGTTTCCACTTGTCCGGCTAATTTGCCTTTTTCCGCCTCAATCGCGTCAATGCGCTGGTCATTCTTCTGCCGGAACTCGTCGAAACGCTGCTGAATTTCCTGCGCGACCTGTTGTATGTCTTTGACTTCAATAGCCATAAAAAACTCCGGTTAGTTAAAATGTAATGATTTCAGTGCATTCAGGGCAGACGCTGCTTCCGCCTCACGCAGCAACAGGGTGCCATAGCCACCCGCCATAAAGGCTTTGGCCTGCGTTCGGGAGAGTCCAACATCGCACAGGACTCGTTCAATATGACTGGGATTGGGAATATCGCCCCGAGCAAAGGCCGATTTCACATTGCTCACCCGGGCATCATCGTTGGCGGGAAAGGTCACCAGACTTACTTCCCATAAATCGAGGTCTTTCAGTAAAAAAGCCGCTTTTGTCCGGTCATACTCCCCATCTTTCAGCACATAACCGATAGACAGGCCGGAGAGCGACCCTGCTTTCATATGGGCGTGTGCCCGTTTTGCCAGTGGGTCATCGTCAATGAGCAGATGCCCTTTGAGATACAGCCCAGTTTCGTCTTCTTTCATTTCGGTATAGATACCGATGGGTTCATCCATTCGGTGTTGCCAGAGCAAAGCAGGCAGACTGCCTTTTTCTTTCCATTGTTTCAGGGTATTGGCAAAGGCACCGGGTAAAACGATATCGTCGGTACTGTCTTTCAGGCCGAATACCGAGCCATACCCTTCAAACTCGCCGGAATCACTGACAGATTTAATGTTCAAAGGCATATCAAGCCGTTGTTTGGTTATCATCGGCATGGGATTCTTCCTCTTTTTTCGGGGCTTGTTTAGGTTTCGTGGTCATGTTCATCGGTGTGAGATAAATATCACCGCCCTCGCGGGGGTTGAGTTCTTCCAGCTCCCGGCATTCGTTCGGCGCGTAAATGCCCCAGTTAATGCCGGTGGCGTAGGATTCAAAACGGGATTTCATGTCACCACGCAGCAACGCGCCCGTGTTGAATTTGGCGTAGAACTGCCCCTGTTTGCTGTTTTTGACCAACCCCGCATTAATGCGCTGTTCAATCCGGGTGAGATAAGGTACCAAAGAGTAATTAATAAACCCGATCCCCAGATTTTCAATATTGTTAAAGGTGGCGCGGTCAGTGTTCTGCACCATATGCAGCGGCACCCGGAAGATGCGGCAGATTTCCTCAAGCTGAAACTTGCGGGTTTCCAGAAACTGCGCATCTTCGGCAGACAGACTGATTTGATGCCATTTCAGTCCCATTTCCAGGATCATCGGCTTATGAGCATTGACCAGCCCCTGATGGCGGGCTTCAAAATCCGTCTTCAGCCGCTGATATGCCTCATCTTTCAGTGCTTGATCTGTTTGCAGTACGCCACTGGTGACTGCGCCGTTACCAAACAACCGTGAACCATGTTCTTCGGTGGCCAGCCCCAGCCCTATCGCTTGCCGGGCATAGGTGATGGGGCTTAATCCAGTCAGGCCATCCAGCGTGAAAATGCGCACATGCCAGATATCGGCCTGTGTCAGTATCTGGCATTCCCCGTTCGGGAAGGTGACCTGATATTCTGGCTGCCAGTCACGGTTCAGCTTGGGAACTACAGCACCAGGATCGAGCGGCAGTAATTCCACCACTTCCCCCAGTGCTTTGACTTTGTAAGCGTAGAAATTCCCCCGCAGGCACAGGCAGGCAATCAGCAACTCCCAGAACTCCTGCGGAGTCATGTAATTATTGGGTTTGACCGACAACAGCTTATGCAGCCGCTCTTTAACGGCGCGTCGGTTGCCTCTCTCTAATTGCTCATACAGTGAACAGGGCAGCATGCCAACGGATTCCGCCAGTACCCGTACGCAACTAAACACAGCGGTGAGCTGCATGGCTAACTGCGGGCTGACCCGCCGCCCGCTGTAGGTGTCATAAGACAAGCCAATCAGTTCACTTAAATTACGGGAGATCAGGGGTTCGGCGGATTTACGAAATAATCCGGGAAAAAACATCAAACCTCCTTATCGGGTTTCTGGCTCAACATGCGTGAAACCAAATACGACCAGCCAAGGCACAGCACACCCGACGCCATAAATCCGGCAGCCGGCAACAGCAACCATGCGCCGTAAGACAGCAAAACGCCGCCCGCCAGCCCGATTAACAGGGCAGCAATCATTAATTCTTTCATGAAAAAACCTCAGAGTGAGCGAACACCGTGGGAGATCAAATGATCTGAAAGACTGGAGACTTCGTGCAAAATAGCCCGCCCCATCGCCATTATCAGCGCCACCGCGCCATCAATTTTGCTGTCTTTATGCTCTTTGATGGGGCGCACAATGTCATCATTACCAGTCAGCGTTTTCCCGACGACATTGCCGATACACCAGGACATAATCGGATGACCGTCATGATGGAAACGCCCGGACTGGATAGCGGCTTCCAGCTCTTTCATCGGGTCACTCATATGAGTGAAATTCTGGGTAATAATGATGGGATTAATTCCCTCGTCCGCCAGTGAATGTGATAAACCGGTTGCTCCAAAGGGATCAATCGGAGCCTCATTGACAGGGTTCTGGTGACAGGCCAGTTTGGCTTCTTCGAGAATGTAGCGGTAATCCACTTCGGCCCCCTCCGTGACAGTCAGCAACCCCATCTCTGCCCATTTCTGAAAACGTTCGGCACTGCGGCGGTTCTCATTCTGCTCCACACTGTAGACAGTGTCATACGGCACCCAGAAACACGGCGCGATACTGTAGAAATGGCGTTTACCGTCAATTTCACGCACAAAGAGCCGAGCCATGCTGTTCATGTCCAGCTTGCGAGCGAGATCAAAGGCCAGAAAACAGGGCTGGCCCTCGAATTGAGCCAGCGTTAGTGAGGTGTCTTCACATTGTTTCCAGTTCACCATATTGAAGTAAGCCTCCCGCGCAGACACCCAGATATTGAGGTGCTTGGTTTTAAAGACACTGGCTAAACGCGGGTTATTCAGGGCGCGTTGTTGCTGACTCAGCAAAAAATCAGCATAGACCGATACCCCCATATTGGGATTGGCTTTGCGTAACACCTCCGGAGAGGTCCAGTCATCTCCCTCATCCACCGTGTAGATCACCCCGAACAGTTCCTCGTTGGGCACATTGCCGGACAGCATTTCCATCACTTCGCGCCGCTTGTCATAACAGGGACCTTCAATGTTGTAACCTGCCGTGGTGATCCCCCACATCAGTGGCTGACGCCGTGCTCCCATGCCCGTGAGCATGGTGGTATACAGGTCATCGGTATCATGTTCATGGTATTCATCAACAATGGCGCAACTGGGGGACTGCCCGTCACCGGGATTGCCAATCAGCGGCTCAAACCTCGCCCCGTCTGCCGGGCGGTTCATATTGGCGGCATTCACTTCAATGCCGAACGCCTCAAGTAGCATCGGGGTACGCTTACACATCAATCGTGCTGGCCGGAACACTTCCCACGCCTGTTTCTCGGTCGTGGCACCGGAATACACTTCCGCGCCAAATTCGTCATCACAGGTAAAGCAATAGAGTGCCACGCCCGCCGAAATTGCGGACTTGCCATTTTTACGGGGAATTTCGGTATATACTTCCCGAAATCGGCGTAGCCGGCTGCCTTTATGCACCCAGCCAAAGACCGAGCAGACAATAAACAATTGCCACGACTCCAACGTGATCGGCATCCGTTTGAATGCCCATTCCCCTTTGGTATGTGGCAGTAACTGGATAAATTTCGCGGCGCGTTCTGCCAGCTCCTTATCGAACCGGTATTTGAACTGCCGATTCTTTTCCTGATGCAGATTATCCAGATGCCGCTGACAGGCTTCCCTGACATAGCGACCGACTTCAATTTTGCCGCGCACGACATCACGGGCGTACTGGTTCGCCGCATTGACATTTGAATAGGATTTACGGCTCATGATGAAATCATCCTTATAAACGGATTGTCCGTTTTGGCCTGACCTGCCGCCCCAATCAGGCGCTGGCGGCTGCTCGGATCTAAGCCCAACATGGCACCGGTGGTATCCATTTCAGATTGTTGCTCTTTTTTGGCGGTCAGCTCCGGGTTTTTAATCGGCCCACCGGTTGCGCCTGTTACTGTATTGCCTTGTCGAGCGATATTTATCACAGCATTGCGCCAGAATTGATAAGCTACACACCAGCGTTCAAGCACCACGAGATCCGTGACACAGAGTAACCCTTGGGCGCATAACTCTTTGCTGGTCAGCTCCCACATCACCACGGCCAGCGACATTTCATTGTCGGCAAACCAATTTGGCGGTGATACGCTCGTCAATGATGTAAAGCTAGGTTCCTCCCGATTCAGTTTGCGCTTGCCCGGATTGCCCGCCAATGCTTTGCGTGCCGTCGGTTTTGGGCGACGACCTGATTTCCCCGCCGTTCCCGCCATACGCAGCACCTCCCGGGCTTAAAAACAGTGAAAGATGAGTGAAAAGTACCCGATTTAAATTTCATTTTTCGCGGGTATAAAAAAAGACCCAAGGTGGCGGTCCCTTGGGTCGAGAGTGGCAGGAATTTGACCCGCCCCTCCCCCTTGTAAACTATGGCATTCGAAATGATTACGCTGGAAATTAATATTCACTCAGCCTTCAGCGTGATCGCTCTGTGGCAGTCTTCTGTCGATGGCAGGCTTCACACAGTAGTTGTAGATTGCTTAACACATCGGTGCCGCCATGCGCTTTGAGTTGGATATGGTCAACCGTCGTGCCTGTGACTGCTCGTCCCTGTCGTAAGCAGTGCTGGCACAAATGATTATCCCGTTGTTTTACTGCAATTTTTAACTTATCCCACTGACTGCCATAACCACGAGCATGTCGGCTTTTGCCCTGCTGGTGACGTTGCCAGCCTGTGTGAAGATGGTCAGTACAGTAGCCGCTGCGGTCGATGGTAGTCTTGGGGCAGCCTTGCTTGCGACAGGCTCGGGGAATACGGGGTAGCATGTTCAGCCCTCGATATAGCAAAAAACCACCCGAAAGTGGCAGATTATCAAGCTCTCAGTAAGTCTTTATAGTTTTGCGGAAATGGAACTCCTGGCTCTTTTTTGAGTCTCCCTATTTTATTTACAATTTCCTCTTTTTCCTTTTCGGTGGCTGTCTTATAGAAGTCTTTAGCTGTAACTGGCACAACTCTTTTAGCTTCATGCCATGGTCTGTGGTAAGGCTCCTCTAGACCCTATAGCATATAAAAATTGTGTAGCTCAGTGCATAGCGCAAACTGGAAACATATCAATCTGTTTATAATAAATCGAAAGATAGGACGGTAGCATTCCCACCGTCCTTTCATCACTCACCTACACTGTGTCCTAACATACTCCTGCAGCCTTGAAATGTTTGAATTGGTGAGGAGTGAGCGGTTTATTTAGTCAAATTGAACATCAAAAGGTTTATTATCTCTAGCTAACTCTAATAACCTTAATGCTTCTCTTGAATATTTACGAGTAAAGCTTGATTTGCCTGTTCTTACCTTTTGATGATATATGTTATCTGTTTCCTTTATATCTTTCCCTGTAGCTTCTTTGATTTTTTGTATTAATTGATTTACGTAATTCCAATTACGATATCCAAGGGACTCTGCTAAAGACGTCATTGTAAAACAATAATTAGCATTAAATAAATCTAACGAATCACCATCGGTAATTCCATAAACTCTTTCTAATTTACCATCATCTAAGGCTAACTCAGTCAACCTAGTATAATCAATAGAAACTGTATTCATGGGTATGTCAGAGTTAATCAGCTTATAGTTTCTTGCTAATAATGCTCTCAATACCTTAGGATTAACATTATCCATTGCTGGATGAGCAGCAAAGGCTTCAAACACCCATTTAAAATCATTAGATACTATTCTTTTTATTCTTACATGCTTATTATTATCAATATTAATCATCGCTTCTCTGGCAGGATAAGAGTTTTCATCTATTTCTTTATCTCTATTTAGTATATAGATGTTAGGAATCAACTCCCCCTCTTCCGATAGGATTTCATCTATATCAGACAAAATTCCTTTTATATTTTCATCCTCAATACTATAACCAATAAATATTAAAGGATGTTCAGCAAAAAAAGTTAATAATTTAGCACTAAGGTATTTTTTCTTACTCAAAAAATCATCGTAATCATTTCTATTGATAACAATTGATGCTGGCTCATTACAAGAGCCATGTATTTTAAATATTTCTCCAGTGCTACTATTAACTAACCTTATGATTTTTTGTCCAACTATAATTTCATGGTCAGGAAAAATTCCATCAATTATATTGTCGTAATTAGTTGTTACAATGGAGTGTGGATGAATGGATTTTAATGATTTTATTTCATCAGCAAACTCATTTTCATCAATTATTTCCAGACGATTAAAAAAATCGGCTATTTTATACTTCAGGTATATATCTCCATCATAACGTTCACTGAATAATTCTTCAGGAAAATTAGACTTCCCTTCCGCCCAAGCCCAATCCCTATAAGCATCTGACAAGATAGTTCCAATGTCTATTAGTGACTCATTTTTTTGTGTGTAATACGCGAATGGACGCTTAATTTCTGGACATTGCTCCATTAAATTTTTAAGCAAACTCTCCCAATCTGGTCCGTTCGCGTACCTTCTTGTCAGGCCTGAACCAATAAATAGAATTGGCTGACACTCAAGACTTTCTAGGCATGCTTGAATATCATCCGTTACATCTAATTGATATTGCTTATAATCTCTGTTCATAGGATTTATCATTGATAACGAATACATAAGATAATCCTCTCTATAAATATTTAGCCTGTCTATTAAGATTAGCAATTTTTGCTAGGTATCACACAGAGTTATCCGCTCTTCTTAATCTCTATACCTCAAAATTGGCATTCGGCCATACTCCACTCCCTTAGTCCGAGGAATTGGGCTTCGAGGGTTTCTAGTTCTCCGAGGAGATGTACATAATCCTGTTCAGCGTCTTTCGCCAGTTTGGCGGGTCTTGAACCACCCACGCTGGAGGTGGTAGTGGTTTTAAGCACTGGACAGTTGGCTTTGACGTACACGCGCTGAGTATTGGCACGAAGATCATTACTAAGCTGATTAATCTTAGATTTGGCATTGGCGAGTTCCTGAGTGTATTTGCTATCCAATTCATGCAGCATTTCAATATGTGTGTTCTGGTAGTTAATGGTATCGTTCAGTTGCTGGATTTCTGTTATCTGGCCGTTATTGATGCCAAGCTGTTTCTTATATCCAGAGCGGTATAAGAAGGCTGCTGCTGAGGCAATCATCAACGCAATAACCGTACCCTTGGTGAAATTGAGCTTCATGATAAAAACATCTGGCGTTCAGATGCCCTGCGATTATCCAGCCCACGCAATACCTTGCCTGCTGCTTTATTCCACCGAGGAAACTCTGCCGCTGCGCCTTTATAATCACCTTGATTAAGCTTCTTCAATAGCGTGGAGCCAGAAAAGTTACCACTGCCACAGTTGAATATAAACGAGCACAAAGCATCGAACTGGCCTTGACTCAAAGGGACTTTAACCCTTTGTATTAATGTGGTGTAAATAGATTGGAGATCATCCCGTAAGAATGCTTCAGCCTGTGGTTCTGTAATCACATCACCTTTTTTAACCCCTTGGGTATGACCGTAACCAATTGTCCACGGGATACCATCGGTTGCCGGATCGGGGTAGGCTTGCAGCTTCAGACCTTCATACTGTTTGATGCACTCAAGACCTTTATCGCTGATTTCCATCAGAAGATGCTCCCGTTTTTTTCTCTGCCACTTTACGTAATAATTGACCGATAAAGTCCGTCCCCAAGTAACCCATCATCACACTGCCGATATAGGCTAAGTCAGGATTCAGACCAAACAGATTTAAGACATCACGAATGAACCAAGCGAACATGGCACACATAAAGGCATCGATAGAGATTTTTAGCCAACCTCCACCGTTATAGCGACCGCGAAGGAAAGCCATTGTCCCGGCGAGTACCGCCCCGATGCCTTGTTCTTTTATCGATATGAGCCAGTCACCAAGGTGTGCCCAGATATCAGGATTTTCTTTCATCTTCATATTTCCACCCCATCAGAACAATGGGTGTCCATGGGGTGAGTGATATCAACTCCGGTGAATTAACTAATAGGTAATTGCCTGATGTAGCTCAAGCAGGCTATTCTGTGCAACAAAAACATTTTTTTGAGGGAAAGGCTGTACCGAAGTACAGCCTTAAACTAACGACTAAGAATAAACTACACCAGGAACTTTATCTTCGAAGATAAATTCAATCTCTAACGTTTCGCCAATATGTTTTTTAAACAGAGCTCCAATTTCATCGAGGGAGTAATTATTGCTTACCGGATAAGATAAGGTACCTTTTCTGCTTACGTGACCATTAAAAATTTTGATTTCTTTGCCTAAGCACCGAACTACCAGAATTTTGTTCCCAAATTCTTGTCTAACTGTCTCATTACTCTCTTTATCGACATCTAACTCAACAGACTGAATATTCCCCCAATGTCTACTTTCATGACTGGAATAAAAGCCTGCAAGATTCTTTATTGGTGTATTATTACTAATTTCTTCCCAAGCACCAAAATTAAGTCCATCAATAATCTGAGCATAGCCAAACAAGTTATCAGGATACAACCTCTCTTCAGCTACGCCTGTACCAATTGTTATTTTCCCTTTTAATCGAAATGTTGAATCTGACTTTACTTCTGGCTCCAGTTCTGGTTTCAAATCAGGTGTTGGCTCTGGTTTTACTTCTGGCTCAGATTCTGGTTTCGAATCAGGGGTTGGTTCTGGCTTTACTTCTGGTTCCGGGTCTGGTTTCGAATCAGGTGTTGGTTTCACCTTCTCTTCAAAAAACTGCCAATCACAAGCCATCATATCTTCCTGCGTTGGCTGCCACGGCACAAAGTTACCGTGTTCATTGCGCATATCGATATGCGTCAAATAATCATATTTAGTCCCAACTGCAACACCACCAACTGCATAAGCACTATCTTTCTCCACAGTTAAATCATTTACACGTGGAGTGATAACCAGATACATCTCATTATTCCCTTGGCAATTAACCCAAACAGAACGAGTAACACGCTTGCGTAGTTTTAATTGAATCAAAGCCCAAGAAAAAGAACCCATCGGTGCAATAAAACAATCACACTGATATTGTTTTGGATCAAATGGGCATTCATGTTCAGGCTTAATAAATTCAGACATACTATTTCCTTATATTTATAAATAATAGGAAGACAAATTTAATATTTAACTTCCATTCTATGTTAAACATCCTGAATATATTAAACAATTATAATGATTTAATATATCGATTCGCCTTGTGTGGTCATATCTACAATTCACTGAAATCAATTTCATTTATTTGTGAATATTTTGATTTCCTGCTCAGTCCGCTTAAACCGTTCCTCTTCCAGTTCAACACCCAGCACACGACGATTGAGTTTCAACGCGGCTTTCAGTGTTGCCCCGGAACCCATAAAGAAATCCGCCACCAGATCCCCTTCCCGGCTGCTGGACTGGATAATATGCGCCATCAGGTCTGCTGGTTTTTCGCACGGATGTTTGCCCGGATAATATTGCACGGGCGCAAAATGCCAGACATCAGTATAAGGCACGGCAGCTGTCACTGAGAACGAACGGCGCATCAAACCATATTCCTGCCGCAATTCATCATACTGACGCGACAGGGTTAAATGAGAATCCACCAGATCAGAATACGGGGTGCTCAGTTCACCACGCTGGTGCTTTTCTTTGGCGATACGGTCAAACAGCACCTGCAACTTTTGGTAATCAGTTTCATTGGGTAACTGCCACTGGCTATCGCTGAACCAGTGACTGGCCATCTGCTTCCCAGTGGCGGCGTGAATGTCTTTTGCCGTGACACCTAACGTTTTTCGGGCATCACGAAAATAATCGACCAATGGTTTAAATACTAACTGTTTCAGGTCCTGACATTGTTTGAAATAGCCATCACCTTTCGAGTGATAAGGTCCCTGGTAATGTTCGGCAAAAATGATGCGTTCGGTGGCTGGAAAATACATTCGCAGGCTTTCTTTGTTTTGTCTGCGCCACGGGCCGGACGGTTTCGCCCAGATAATATGGTTCAGCACGTTAAACCGTTCCCGCACCAGCAGCTCCGTATCAGAGGCCAGACGTGAACCACAAAACATATACAGGCTGCCGTTCGGTTTCAGTACCCGCCAAAACTCGGCAAGCAGTTCATCCAGCCACGCAAGATATGCCGTGACGTCTGCCCACTGGTTATCCCAGCTGCAGTCTTTCACGCGAAAGTACGGCGGGTCAGTGGCAATTAAGTCGATACAGTTATCCGGCAGGGTTTTGATAAATTTCAGCGAGTCGTCGTTAATTAATGTGACAGGGCTTAAAGGCACAGTAGTTTTCCCTAAATCAATGCTGGCGGATTTTCAGGAAAGCCACGGTGAAAAGCGTTAACCTTTCACCGTGTAAGACATCATCCTATCAAGGGTTACGCTTGAAAAACATGTCATCGTCCCGGCTTTCCATCAAACCCGCCAGACGAAATTGTGTTAACAATAATTGGCAGCGGGGTTCAGGTAGCCCCGTCAGGGTAGAAACATCGGAAACCGAGACCCAATCATGCGGGGGAATGGTCTCTAAAACGCAGGCGGCGGATGTTGTCATATCTTCATGTTTTAGCATGATAAATGTAACCTCTTGGTGAGTTTTCGTGCATAAACACACATGTAACTCTGACCCATGACAACAGCAAGTCTTATGTTTATTTCAGGCATAAAAAAACCCCGCATTAGCGAGGTCTGATAAATCGGTATATTCAGTGACATTACAATCACGTTATCACAATATACCGACTTTTGTAATTACGCAACCGCTCTAACCAATTCTTTTCGCACACCTTTATTTATTTCCAACGTCACCCCAGAGACCGCCAGAACGCCTTCGATAAACCCTTCCGCTACCTGTACCCGTTTGGTCACTTCGTTATGGGAAATCCCTAACGGGTCACTCATCGACCGCAATGCGATCCCTTTAATATAGTGCAGCACAATAAGCTGGAATAAATAAGGATCATGTTGTTTCAATCGCAACACAGCCGCATCTAGCGCCATGCCGTCATCATCACAACACGGGGAACGCATTCTCCGGTTACGGGGCAGCAATCTCTTAAATCCGGCAGCCACGGAGGGCCAGTCTACCGGGCTTTTGCCCTCACAGACCCATGCGCCCCATTGGTTCAGGATCATTCGCATATCACGCATTGGTGTCCTCGCTTATCCACATTCATTTTCTGTAACATTCTGCCTCTTCCACACTTCGTCATACTCAGACACCGGCATATTAGCGATATAGTGATAGGGTTCAGCCTGTTCCTGGTGTAAAAACTGATGGGATTTTTTGTCCAGATAAAGCCCAATACCGCCCTCCCAGCCATTGCCGTTCCGTTGTTTTTCAATCAGTATCATGGCGGCCGGACCGGCCAGTTTTTCCCGCTCCTTATCCGTTAACATTGCCCCGGTTTCCTGCTTTTGCAGTACACGTTCACGAGCTTTATTACGCCAGATAATCATCAGGTTGTCTGTCAAGTCGGTAATCGCCCCAGTGCCTTTGACATCCATCTTCCCCGTCGGTCTCTCTTCACTGTCACCTTTCCGGCTGTGTGTCACCAAAATCACATGGCTGCGGGTTCTGTTTTTGAAGTCACACAAAGCATCCACAAAGGCTTTCTGTCCATTGTAATCATCTTCCCCGATACCACATTTCATCAGGCTGTCGATAACAAACAGCTGGATACCATAACGACGCTGCGCATAGTTAAAGATATCAATCACTCTCGCGGCTTTTGCCGTTCCCGTCAGGCCAAATACCCACAGCCGATCATCGTAAAATTGAAATGCCGAGTCGATTTCTATCACAGGTGGTCTTTCTGAGCAGGCCGCCTGCTGGGTCAGGCGCTTAAGCAACTGCCCCGGTTTCAGCTCGAAAGAAGCCACACAAGCGCGTATTCCCTGCCCCATCGCTTCACACAGCAAATGCCCGACCATTTCACTTTTCCCATGTCCGTTCACACCATTAAGCACCGTGAGTTCTGACTCGCGAAAACTGAAATGAGGGTTCAACATGTCCCACGGTGTTTTAAACAGACAATGTTCCTGACCGTAGAAAGCATCAATCGTGTCCTGATAAAACTCTCTCGCACTGCACAACTCTTCCGGATCAAAAAAGATCGCCGTTTCAAGACAACGCACCACGTCATCCTGTGTCATACCCGCCTGTAAGCACGCGTTGATATCCTTGTACGGTAACCTGACTAGCCGACAGCGATATTCGCCCAATCGGTTGGCAATCTCTTTTGCGGCTTCCCGTCCCACGTCGTCGTTGTCCATTGAGATCCAAATTTCCTCAAAGCGATCAAGGTTGTGGTATTCAAACTCAATCCACTGCTGCTTGGCGCCCTTACCGCCCCCGAACGGCACAGAAAGGGCCGGCAAACCGTACTGGTGATAACTCATGCAGTCGATCTCCCCTTCACACAAAATAACTAGCCGGACGTGATTCGGTATCGCCTGCCAGCCAAACAGACAGGGTTCACACTGAGATTCAGCCATAATGACTTTCTTGCCATTGGGACGCTCAGTGCTGATGCGCTTGACTTGCAACAACTCCCCGTTTCGTTTGTAAGGAAACGCAATAGCAGGTAATTCTCTGTTTTCAGCATGAAACCAGACACAGGCATCACCTATCTCAAACGCTTCCGCCGTCTGGCGGGTGATCCCCCGGCTTTCCAGATAGGCATAGCACACGTTGGGTTTAAAGACATGTTTCGTCAGCCTGTTGCGATCTGGCCGGACAAAGTTTTTTTTCTGCTTCGCGACGAAGTGGTGATCGTCATCCGCAATCCCCAGAAACTGTTTTGCCTCAGCCATGGCTTGATGCAGACTACAGTCACGCACCTGCACCCATAAATCCAGCAGATCACCACCGGTTCCTTCTGCAAAGTCAGACCAGACTTTCTTGCCGGACAGATTAATTTTCAGGCTTTTTCCCGCTTCGCCATTGACCGATCCCACTACCCACTCATGCCCTTCCCTACGCCCGTCGGGCAGCAGGTATTTTGTTACCCGCGCTACGCTACCCCAGAGTTTTTCCGATAGTTCTTTTGGTGTCATGGTGCTTTTCCCTTTAACTTGCTAAATCCATAGCGAATCGCCAGCCTGTTATCAACATCATCGTTCGATGTAGTAATAGTTCCCATATTTCTGAATGGGAGAATGATCCGGGCTCTGATTTTGTTGTGGCTCCCGCTGATACGTTTTCGCGTTACGCAACCAATTGTTCAATGCCCGTCCCCAATCCACAAACTGACTGCCTTTGCTGGCATGATGGTCAGCAAATTTTAAAAATTCTTCCCGCAGGTTCACGCCCAGTTCATTAGCCAGTGCCTGATGCTGTGCTGTTGGGAGAAAAATGTTTGGCAAGGAGTGTTTGTTTTCCGTTTTTTGTGACGATTTCTCGCAGACGTCTATAACAGGTTCCTTGACTGGTTCAAAAGAGTGACTGGTTCTGGTGCCATCTGGCGGCATAGGGGGTATATCACCTGACGGCACAGGGGTGCCAACAGGTGGCATAGGTATGTTTTCTGGCGGCACAGGGGGTATGCTTTTTGGTGGCACAGGGGCAGCCGATAAATTCAGGTAATAGACATTCGAGGCATTTCCCTTACCGTTATGGTTACCCAGCCGGTTTTCCTTGATAAGCAGCCCCATCTCAATCAGGGCATCAATGTGACTTCTCACCGCACTCTTACTACATTCGCAATGATCTGCAATGTGTCGGTATGAAGGCCAGCACTCGCCTTTGTCGTTTGCATTATCCGCTAATTTTATAAGCACCAGTTTTCTCAGGGGGTTTCCTACCCTGATACTCATTGCCTTCGCCATCAGACTCATACTCATGCCGTTTCCCCCTTACAGTACGCTAAACAACATCCACATGTTCATATCGGACTCATCCAAAACGCCATGCATAATCCACCACCGACGGGAACTTATTCATGGGCTTTGACTTCAGGCGTTGGAAAAACTTTAGGCAGATCAGGACGCAGTTCATGAGCCAAGACTTCCCCGTTCGAAAAAACTACGATATCAGGCACCAACGACACCGAAACCCGTTTTTTTCCGTATAACCATGCGCTGATGAGAGATTGTCTGCACCCAAGAACCTGAGCCAGCTTTGTTTGACTACCTGCAATTTTTATAACTTTTTGTATCACGCTGTTTTTCATTAATGCCTTCTCCAACACTACAGCAATAATCTTATCACTATAGATCAATGTAAATCACTATTGGTGTATTTGTAAAGGTATCACTTTAGAGATAGAATGAGAAACAGATGTTCCAAGACAGGAGTGCTTGGGCTATATCATGTATTTCACGTAAATGCGGGAATAACAATCACGGTTCGCCGGTGTCTTTACCTAAGCTCACAGATTCCCCGTAAGTACGGGGATAACTGAAATCTGGATGCTGCCGTTGCGGGTATAAGCACAGGTTCCCCGTAAGTACGGGGATAACTCACAGACAGTTAGAAGCCAATAATCCTTTTTAAATAGTTTCCTCATCGGTACAGAGATTGAACTGAAGAGATAAATTGATTTGTTCTCTGTAAATACGAAGGTAAACCACTCATGAGGCACTTATGACTCTTGCTGATAGATTGAAAGAAGCCATGGCAGATAAAGGGCTTACCCAATCCGCTCTTGCAGAAAAAGCCGGCATGGCTCAATCCATGATATGGAAATTACTCTCAGGAAAAGCAGCCAAAACAGGTAAGCTCGTTGATTTGGCAAAGGCGCTTGGCGTACGCCCGGAATGGCTCAGTGATGGCAGCGGTAGTAAATATCAAACGGGTGAGGCTGATTTTGCTGTCATGCATGACAACCGTTATGTACCTATAAAAATTTATGAGGAAGAACAAGAAACCCATGAATCATTCATGGTTCCTGCCCTTTCTGAACTGCAAACCCATTTTGATTCATGCCGGGCTTATCGTATCACCCAGAATACAGGCTGCGCTGAAGCGCCGGAAGGGACTTTAATCATTGTTGATAAAGATGAAGAAACTGCCAATGATGATTTAGTCTATGCGCGTATAGGCGATCATTATTCGGTTTATCGTTATAAGCAAGGTGGCTCAGTCAGCTTTTTGTCTGTTGACGACACGCGCATACCCTTGATAACCCTTTCACCTGGCATTGACATAATTGGTGTTATTGTTTATTTATTTCGTGACATGAAACGGAGACGATAATTCTCTCATTCCATATCAACCTTTCACGCATAACCTCCCGGTTTCACTCGAAATACGCCCAAATCTTTCCTCCCTTTACGCCAAGACACTGTTTTTTAACACAGCGTCTTGGGTGTTACTTGACTCATTGCAATTATCAATTCATGAAACAATTTCAATCCTATAAAATTATTTAATATCAATGAGATAATTAAATAAAACCAATTTTTATCACTATAGGTATGGATTTAACAGAACTTAGGTGATAATGTTAGTCTCATCAAAGTGATAGGAATAATCACCAAAAGATTAATAGCGAGGATTTATGAGTACCTTTATTTCTGGCACTACCGAGAAACCGACTACAAAACAAAAAAACGCCATAAGCATTAAATATATTATTGCAAATATCGCACAAGCAGACGTTTTGCACTCAGGAACAACACAGATCCCCTTTTTGGCAGACCCGCGTTTGAATTCATATAATAAGTACAAACACCGGAATAACTGCATGGATACAAAAAATAAAAAGGAATTCAAATATCATATACTGACGACCTATCTGGCCAGCCAAAAACAGACAAAGCCGGCTCCTTGCTATAAATTAGAAACTATCATCGATTACGGTTATGCGCTCTATAAGCGGAGAGGACGGTATATGTATTTAATTGATATCATCCCTATTATTAAAACAAAAAATAAAACACCATTGGCAATAAAAAACCGTTACACAACAAACCAATAAAATAAAAAATATAATTTTTATAAGTATAGAAACTTAATTACAGTGACTGCACTGGGGAATATTTCGATATAAATTTAGACCGGTTACACATAAGAAGAGAATATGAAATATATATTATATGAGAACTACAAAGCTGGAATAATTTTTCATACTGATATGATGAACGAGAACCTGATGTGGTGATCTACAACTAAAGATTAAAAAAACTCAAATGGTATTCCTCAGCACTGGACCGGAATACATCATTTTTGTGTGACGGATGTGAAGGTAACCACTGAAAAAGTTGTCAGGGTGGCTTTGGCAAGCAATTATCAGAAAGGAAGTAGTAAGTCATGGCAACGAGATACATTAGTCTTAAAGAAATGTGCAAATTGGTAGGGAAGAGCCATCCTACTTTGTGGCGGATGTGGGCAAAGAGAAACGAATTTCCAAAACCATCAAAGACAGAAAGCGGAATTTTTTTGGGCTGGCCTGAAGAAGTTTATGAAAAGTGGGTTAAAGAGAAAAATCCTTAA